TCAGGATTGACCTGGTATCTGACTACGCACTACCACGGAATCCGGGGTTACAACATCGACATCATCGCCAACAGCCAGGAACAGGCCATGACTTCCTTCAATGACATCTACGAGGTGCTGGAGCTGACCTGGGCCAAGTCCAAGAGGTTCTTCTACAAAACCAAGCAGATGATTGTGAACCTCAAGACCAACAGCTACATCAAGTACAACACTTCCAACTCTAAGACTAAGGACGGCCGCCGCTCTGCCTGTCTGGTGTTTGATGAGGTTCATGAGTATGAGAACTGGGACCTTATCAACGTGTTCCGAAGCGGATTCGGAAAGCGAGAACACTCCCGAATCTTCTATATCACCACAAACGGCTACGTTCGCGGTGGCGTTCTAGACGAACTCCTGGAACTATCGGATAAGGTGCTGTCCGGGGAGATCACGAATCTGCGGTTCCTCCCTCTCATCTATGAGATTGATGAGGAAGAAGAGCGGGACGACCCTGCCATGTGGGTTAAGGCCAATCCATCGCTGCCGTACTTCCCCACTCTGAAGTTTCAGATGGAGCAGGAGTATGAACTGGCCAAGCACCAGCCCAGCATGGCCAGCGAGTTCATGACCAAGCGCATGAACCGCCCGGCGGTGGACTCTTACACCGTGGTGGCCCCGTGGGAGAAGATCATGGCTACCGATCAGCCTATCCCGTGGAAGGAGCTTGAGGGNCAGCCNTGCATCGGAGCTTTTGACTATGCGCAGATTAACGACTTCGCNAGTTGCGGCTTGCTCTTCAAGTATAAGGGCAGGCGTTTCTGGATAGAGCACACGTTCGTATGTCATCAAGCGCTCAAAATGGAAAACCGGCGCATCAAGTTCCCCGTTGAGGAGATGGCTGAAAAGGGTCTTGTCACTATCGTCTACGGCGACATCATCACACCGGAGCATATTGCGAACTGGTTCATCGAGCAGGCCCGGAAGTACCATATCATCGATATTGTGGCGGACAGATACCGGGCCGAAGTTGTGCGCGATGCGTTTACTAAGGCTGGATTACCTTTGAGCATCATTCCTAGTGGCCCCATAACACACGCCAAGATAGCGCCCTTGATTACCACGATGTTCGCTGAAGAAACGATTGTCTTTGGGGATAACCCAACCATGCGCTGGTATGTCAACAACACCTGCGTGGTGCTTGACCCCAAAGGGAATACCACTTACCACAAGATCGAGCCCAGAACCCGCAAGACAGACGGGTTCTTTGCTTTGATACATGCGCTGTCGAAAGACAGTGAGCTGAAAGACCCGGGCGATTTCAAGTTCCTGTCACTCGGCGTTTACACATACTAGAAAGGAGGGATTGCGGTGTGGGAATTCGACAGTGGTTCCTAGATTTGTTTGACAAGGAAGGCACGCTGAGTTGGAGTGCTGTGGTGGCCAGACTTGCCACAGAGGTTTACTACAAGGAGCTGGCCGTCCAAGCATGTGCTAACCTGATCGCCAAGACTCTGGCCCGGGCTGAGTTCAGAACCTTCCTGAAGGGCGAAGAGGTCCGAGAGGACATGTATTACCTGCTCAATGTCGAGCCCAATCCCAACCAGAACGCCAGCGACTTCTGGCGAGACGCGGTGTACAGGGCTGTCACAAGGAACGAGGCCCTAATCATCATGGCTGACAATTACCTGTATCTGGCCGATTCCTGGAATGTCGTTTCGGGTACATTCGTTGAGAACCTCTACACAGAGATACAAATCGGTGACCTGAGAGAGCCCTTACGGCGGCGGGAAAGTGAAGTGCTGCACCTGCGGATGCACAACGATAAAGCCGCTCAGGTCATTGAGGGTCTGTATAATTCTTACGGGAAGCTTATCGCTGCGGCTCAGAAGCGTTACAGGAGAAACAGTTCCAAGAGGGGGTTCTTGGAGCTGGGGACCAGTTACCCGCAAACCGAGAAGGCCCAGGCGGACCTCAAAGATTTGCTGGAGAACAGGTTCAAAACCTTTTTCGAGCACGAAGATGACGCTGTTCTTCCTTTGACAGGTGGGGCCAAGTGGCAGGAGCTGGAGACCACCGGTCCGACGGCCAGGGGGTCTGTTGAGGGCCGGGACATTCGGGAGTTCATCAACGATGTCTTCGATTTCACGGCTGTAGCTTTCCAAGTGCCGCCGCAGCTACTGAAAGGGAACGTGGCTGACACCCACGAGGCCATGAAGAACTTCCTGACGTTCTGCATCAACCCGCTGGCCGACATGATCGGCGATGAAATTAATCGCAAGATGTACGGAAAGAGGGATTTCAAGAAGCGCAGCTACGTAAAGGTGGACACTACGCACATCCGTGCCGTGGACATCAAAGACGTTGCNNNTGCNTTGGATNTCCTCTTCCGGATCGGTGCTTACACCATCGATGACTGTCTCAAATATTTGGGCATGGAGCCCGTTGGTGGCGAGATTGGCCAGCAGAGATTTGTCACCAAGAACTACCAGCCAATTGAGGGTGTCATCGGTGGGCAAGGAGGTGGGGAGAATTGAAATTCTAGCCATAGATAGAGTACCTGAAGAAAGGGGTGAGTCAATGAGAAAATACTGGCAACTTGAGGTAAAGGGCGCCGAGGCGTCCATTTTCATCTATGGCGACATCGTGTCTGAGCCGTGGAAGTGGTACGAGTCCGATGTAACCAGCTACGACCTGGTGAAGGAAATCGAAGGGCTTGATGTAGACGTGATCCACTGCTACATCAACTCCTACGGCGGCGAGGTTGCCGAGGGTTTGGCCATCTACAACGCACTAAAACGGCACAAGGCCAAGGTTAAGACCTACTGCGACGGCTTTGCTTGCTCCGCTGCCAGCGTGGTGTTCATGGCCGGCGATGAACGCATCATGTCTGCATCGTCCATGCTCATGATTCACAACGCTTGGATGTGGGCCGCGGGAGATGCAAATGAGCTGCGAAAACAGGCAGATGATCTCGAGAAGATCAATGAGGCTTCAAACAACGCCTATCTGGAGCACATCAACATCAGTAAGGAACAGCTGCAGGAGATGCTGGACAAAGAAACTTGGCTGACCGCTCAAGAGGCTTTGGATATGGGCTTCTGCACGACGGTTGTCAATGACCGCAAGAAGGCGGCCAATCAGAGTGCCAGGATGAAGATTGTGCAGCTCATCCTGGAGCGCCGGGATGGCGTCAAGGAACCTCGGGCAGCACTAAGTGAAGATATGCTGAAAGCGTTAGAGGACCGCCTGATGCAGCGGATCGCACAGCAGCAACAAGATAACCCGGCTTCGGATGAACCGAAGCAAGGAGACCCCGAGCCAGACGGCAAGGGTCTTTTCAATTTCCTGGAGGCGTTAGCCTCAAAACTAAGCGAAGGAGATGAAGAGAAGTGAAGAACCTTGATTTGCTTAAGCAACAGAGGGCCGAGTTTGCGGCCAAGATGAAGGAAGCTGTCCAAAACAACAATGAGGAGGCCTTTGCTGAGGCGTTTGTTGAATTCGCAAACGCCGTGCAGGAGGCTGTAATCGCCGAGGCTAAGGGTCTTGTGCAGTCCGTTGATAACACTGTTCTTGCTGGCCGCGGTGTTCGCGTCCTGACCAGCCAGGAAAGAGAGTATTACCAGCGGATCATCGACGCGATGAAGAGCAACAACCCGAAGCAGGCTCTTACCGGCTTCAATGATGTGTTACCTGAAACCGTCATCGACGCCATCTTCGAGGACATCACCGAAGAACATCCGCTGCTGTCGGTGATCAACTTCCAGAACACCGCAGCGCTGATCAAGTACCTCTACAGCACCATGGATGGACGCCATCTCGCCTGGTGGGGCAAGCTTTGCAGTGATATCGAGAAGGAGCTGAACGCAGAGTTCAAGCTGCTCAACTTGGAACAGACCAAGCTTTCGGCATACGTGCCGGTCTGCAAGGCGATGCTCGACCTCGGCCCTGCCTGGTTGGATCGCTATGTACGCACCATTCTTGGTGAGGCCATCGCCAACGGCCTTGAGGACGGCATCATCAACGGGCGGGGTATTGCCGAGCAGGGTGACATCTTCGAGCCTATCGGCATGATTCGCGACCTGAGCCAGTTCGACCCGGCTAACGGGTACGCTGCCAAGGTGCCTGTGCCGATTGCGGATCTTCTGCCAGAGACCTATTTGCCCCTCGTGGCCGACCTGTCCATTGGTCCGAATGGTCTGAACCGTAGGATTACTGAGGTCTTGCTGGTGGTCAACCCGCAGGACTACCTGCGTAAGATCGTGCCTGCTACTATTTACAGGCAGCCCGATGGCCGCTATGTGCTCGACATCTTCCCCTTCCCGACCCGTGTTGTGCAGAGCGCATACATGGATGAGGGCACTGCCGTTCTCGGACTGGCCAAGCGGTACTTGATGGCGATGGGTATCGGCGATAAGGGTGGCCGTATCGAGTACAGCGATGAGTATCACTTCCTCGAAGACGAGCGCGTCTACCTGACCAAGTTCTACGGTACTGGCCGACCGCTGGATAACAATAGCTTCATCCTGCTCGACATCGAGAACGTGAAGCCCATCGTACCCGCCATCCGCGTGGTCTCCTGGCCAGATGCAACGCTGAGCGACCTCAAGGTAGCAAACGGCAACATCGATATCAGCCCGGCCTTTGACAAAAACATTCACTACTATACTGCCGAGACTGGTAATGTGGCCGACCCGGTTACCGCTACTGCCACGGACCCGAACGCTGTGATTGAGGCGACCCTCAACGGCGACCCGACCGATCTCAGCAGCACGCAGGCTTGGGAGGAAGGTCGGAACGTTATAATCATCACTGTGACCAACGGCAATGTGGTGGAGATGTACGTTCTGGTCGTAACCTACGAGCCCGAGGGATAAGGTGAGTGAGGATGAAGGTAAGAGTCCTGAAGCCTTTCCGAGACATTCATACAGGTGAGCGCTACAGGAGGGGCCAGATAATCGAGGTCACCAAGAAAAGGTTAGCCGAAATCAAGAAGAACTTGGGGGACGGTTTTGCCGAGGCCGTCCCCAAATCTTCTGGCGAGGAGCCCGAGCAGAAAGCGGGTGATTAGATGCTGCTTGACAAGGTAAAAGAAAAGCTCCGCATCATCGGCGATGACCAGGATCATATGTTGCTTGATCTGATCGGGCGTTCCGAAGCAGCCATCAATGAAATTATGGGGGTAGAGCTTAACTACGAAGAACCCGGCGAAGCCCAGGAGCTTCTTCTGGAGCGCGTCCGCTATGACTACAATAACGCTCTGGAGTACTTCGAGGAAAACTTCGCTGCGAAAATCCTGCGCGTGCAACTCCAGGTAGCCGCCAAGGAGCTGAGTGCAGATGGAGAGTCTTAGGCGGCAGGCGTATCGGGAGAAAATGCGGGAGCTGGGCAAGGTGCTCCGGCACAAGATCACTATCCAGAAAAAGACGACCTACATCGACGAGTGGGGCAACCAAGTTCGGAGTTGGGTTGACTGGAAGACGGTCTGGGCAGAAAGACGCAACCTCTGGGGGCAGGCATACTATGCGGCCAAGGCGCATGGAGAAGANAACAAAGTCATCTTTGAGGTGCGCTACACTCCAGCATACGAAGAGTTAATTCACGCGGTTGACCAGTTTCAGGTTGTCTACAAGGGCATTGAGTACGAGATTAAGCACGTTGACGCTCTCAAAGACGGCGGGGCCTGGATCAGGTTGGAGTGCCTGGAGTGGCCGCCAGGGGAGGTGAGCGCTCATGGCGGTCATCAAAGTTGATGAGCTGGCTGGTGAAATCGTACTGGCCATCCAGGCGTACACAGAGGACGTTAGCGAAGCCATCGACCAGGCCGCCAGAGACACAGCAAAAGCCATGGCCCAAGACCTGCGGGAAACCTCGCCCAAAGACACGGGCGAGTACGCCAAAGGTTGGACGCACCGCAAGGAAGCTCCGGGAAGCTACCGGGTCTACAACAAGAAGAAGCCCCAACTTACCCACCTTTTGGAACACGGCCATGCCAAGGCCGGGGGCGGAAGAGTCGAGGGAATACCCCACATCAAGCCCGCCGAAGACCGCTATGTGCCGGAGTTTGAGAAGAAAGTGCAGCAGATCCTGGAGAGGGGTGGTTAGCGTTGACCTACCTGGACATCATCGCAGGTATGAACAGCATAGGCATACCCTGCGTGTACCACCAGTGGGAAGAACCACCGCCCCTGCCCTATGCAGTGATAGTGCATGACGACAATGAGGACTTCATGGCCGACAACCACAACTATCAGGATGTAGGCAACTACCGTCTGGAGCTTTACACGGCTGGNAAGCACCCGCCAANTGAAAAAAAGGTTGAACAGTGGCTAAAAGACCACCGGATTCCCTACGGGAAGTCGGCGGTCTTTTTGAGTTCAGAGCGCATGTGGCTGATAGCCTATGAGATCCAACTGATAGGAGGGTAAACTGAATGAATAAGGTGAAATACGGACTCGAGAAAGTCCATGTTGCTTTTGTTACTGACGAGGGGTGGGGGACGCCCAGGCACATTCCGGGTGCAGTGAACCTCACCATGAACCCGGAGGGTAGCGAGAATACCTTCTACGCTGACAACACCAAGTACTGGGTGGAGACCTCCAACAACGGCTACAGCGGGACGCTGGAGATGGCCCTGGTGCCGGACGATGTTCTTGCCGAAATGCTTGGCTGGGAGTTCGACGAGGGCACAGGTATGCTGATCGAGGTTGCCGACGGCAGGCCCAAAGAGTTTGCTCTGCTTGGACAAGTCCAGGGGGATACGCGCAACCGCAGGTTCGTGTACTACCGCTGCGTGGCTTCCAGGCCAGCTGACAACGCTGCAACCAAGACTGAGTCTGTAACTCCCAATACCGACACTCTCAATATCACCGTGTTGCCGATAGAGCATAACAACAGGAAGATTGTGAAGTCGGTGCTGGAGCGCGACGAAACCAACGCCGCCATTTTCGATGCTTGGTTTGATGCGGTGACGCTACCGGGCGCTTCCAGTGGGGCATAAGGGGGTAAACCATGCGTACTGTTACCATTGGAGATAAGCAGATCGCTCTGAGGGCCAATCCTTTGGCCCTCTTCTTCTATCGCCAAACCTTCAACCAAGACATGATGGCGGCTGTGATGGAGCTGCAGGGCAAGATGCAGCGCGTGGGTGAGGTGGATTATTTCAGCTTGGACATGGTTGGCATTTTCCAGCTGGCCTACGCCATGCACAAGGCCGCCGAGCCGAACAAGGTCCAGATGAGCTTTGAGGAATGGCTGAGCCAATTCGATGGCTTGGGCTTGGGCGAAGAGGAAAACTGGGTAGTTGATGTTGTGCAGGAGGCCATTGACGGCCTTTTTCGTACCGGAAAGCCTGCTCCCGAAAAGAGAGGGGCCAAGAAGTAGCAGTGGCCCCTCTGGGCCCCTCGACCTTTTGATGATGGTCAACGCAAAGAGGATGGGGCTAAGTTTCGAGGAGCTGGGCATCTTTCGAGTTCGTGACTTCCTTGAGTTCACAAACCTTTACTTCGGCCAAAGCGCCAAAGATGATGTGCGAGATGCTACNCAAGAAGACATCGACAAGCTGTTAGGCTAGGGGGTGCCGAATGTGAGAGAAGTCAGGTGCCCTCTCTGTGATTGGCTGCTGTTTGTCGCCCGTGGAGAGGGCGAAGTGGAGATCAAGTGCACTAGGTGCAAGAAGATCGTGAAGGTGAAAATTAAAGGACAGAGCGAGCCGCACCGTTAGAGTAGCGAGCCAGGCCTGCCTTTCCCAATAAAGGTAGGTGAGAGTGTGGCTAAGATCAAGGGGATCACTGTCCAGATCGGGGCTGATACCAAGGGCCTCGAAGCTGCCCTAAAGGATGTCAACCAAAGTGCAAGCAAGCTACGAAGCGAACTTCGCGAAGTTGAGCGCCTGCTCAAGTTCAACCCGCGGGATANGGAACTTCTGGCACAGAAACAGAAGCTCCTGACAGATCAGGTTGAAAACACCAGGGCTAAACTCCAGCAGCTCCGGGACGTACAAGAGCAGGAGCTGCTGGAGTTTAG